AATTTGAAAGATAATTTGCAACATTTTGCTTTAAGGTATTTGAAACGATATTTGTAAGTTTTCCAGAGGTGTCATAAGATAACAAGTTAATCAAAATCTTGTTATTATTTTCCGTAATAGATACCTTTGCTGGTGCACCGAATTGGCTAGGCATATTTCTCAAAAGAGATTCATAGTCGTTGACGGTAACAGCTCTTTTTTGCGCTGAAAAGTTAAAGCTTACATAATTTCTTACCTCCTCTATTGTTGGAACATTCGAACCACCAATTGCTGCTGTTGGGTTATTACATCTAAGAGAATTAATAACTGCAGAGTTGATAGTTTGGGAAGGACCATTTACAAAGAATGATACTGTACCAATTTGATTGATTACATTGGTTCCAATATTTGTCGCTAATCCGCCCCCAATCCTATATTGAATAAACAAAGTAGAATTTGGAATAAGAGTAGACCCAAGAGAAAAATTATTACTCAGGGATTGTAAATTCACTGGAACTCCTAAATTTGTAAAAGCGTTCAATTGGTCTTGAGCTGATGTTGTTCCGCCGCCAAAAGTCATTTTCAAAAACCCTTCTGGGGTAAATTCAGTAATAAAACGATTGTTTGTTTGGAGATATCTTCCAACTTTAATACCAGGTTGGTCGGAAACTTTTGTTGGGTCTTCGATAAATACTCTATCCTCCGCTAGTGCGTCGACTTCTAATAATCTGTTTTCTAAACCAATAAATTCAGATGCGGTTGGAACGTTTGTATAATTTGTCCCCGATTTTTGCAGAACACTTGTAATACCCAATACATTCTTTTCGGGTAAAAATAACTCAAAAAATGGTCTTACATCATTTGGGTTGATAACTCTTTTGAATACTTTAGTAATTCCATTAACAACAAGTTCTCTTTTGGTGATTGTATAGTTAATTAAATTTCCATTAGCATCGAAGTTTGGAATTTTTGTTCTGTTTGGAAATCCTGAACTATTATATGGTGATGCAAAATCTACATCATTTTGATTTTCAAAAGCAATACCCGCACCAAAAACTTGAGAACCACGAGTTAGAATACCAAGGTATCTTTCATCTTCTTTATCACCAAAAGCTGGAACTGTAATTGAATAATCAACTAAAGCAACTGAAGGTCTTTGCCCTGGAATTTTTAAACCATATGTTCTAGCAATATTGTAAATAGACCCCCTCTGCTGTGCATATTGAAGAACTGTCTCTTGAATGCTTCTGTCAATGTTGTAATGCAAATTATCAGCAATCGCAGCATTCAAATCTAAAAATACAGAAAAAACTGAAGCGTCATTAAAGTCTTGAATTAATTCAGGGTAGTAAGTTCTTACATAATTCTGTAACTCAATTCGTATACTTTCGTAATCCCTTGCAGTATAGGATATTCTATTATTTGCCATATATTGTTAAATATTCAATATGACAAAATCACTTTGAGCAAAAGTGTTATTATCTACAGCATAATCAATTCGAACTTTTGCGGTATATTCCGAGGTACCCTTACCAGGCACTCTGAAAACATTGTCCTTAGCCTGACCAGGAATACTTTCCCCTCGGGCCAAAGGAACCTCCTCGGATGGGTCTGCAGGTTCGATTGTTATGTTATTAATTAAAAGATTTGGCATAAATTGGTCCACGGAATCCCGGATGTCAGCTTGGATAGCATCAAAAGTTAAACCATCAAAAGGCTCAAAAAGAAATTCATAAAGTCTAGTTCCAAAAGTTGGTAAGTAATACCGAGAACCCTTTCTAGTTAAAAGCAAATGTATCAAATCACTACGTATTTGTGCAAATTGTGTTTCGGTTAATAAAAGAAAATCTCCCTTTTGAGAATTCTCAAAAGGAAACGCTAATCCATAAGTTACGCCCTCTGCCATATAAGATAAATATACTTTGAATTTTTTTATAAGAAATGAAAAAACCCGGCATTATTAATGTCGGGTTTTTCATTCATTAACTTAGAAAAGTTAAGGTTATGCTTCACATGCTACGCAATGAAGGTCGTTTAGGTTCAATCTTTTTCTTGCAAATGCCTGTGCTGAATTCATTGAGTGTTGGTAGTATAGAGTTTTTACCCCTAATTGCCATGCGTCTACAAGCAATTTATTAACATCTTTTGTAGGCATGTCCGGAGAAATCATAAGATTTAGGGATTGGGCCTGGTCAATATAATCCTGTCTAACAGCTGCTTGGTTAATAATAGAAGACTGATTGATTTCAGCAAAAGTTCTAAAAACATCTTTTTGTTCGTCAGTTAAAAACTCAAGGTGTTGTACAGACCCGTCATGTTTCTTGATACTATCCCAAGTTGCTTTGGTGTCTTTTCCAATTTCAATCAAAAACTTTTTTAATACAGGGTTTTTAATTGTCACTTTAAGTTTTGCAACGTCTTTCACATAACAATTAGACCAAATTGGTTCAATCGATTGAGAAACTTGACCCAAAATAAATGCCGAAGAAGTTGTTGGTGCAATAGCATTTAATGTCACATTTCTACGACCATAACCAACTAAAGTTTCCGGTTCACCAAAAATTTTAGCAAGCTCTGCTGACGCATTATAAGATTTGTCTTTTATTAATTTGAAGACCTCAACATTTAATTTTGCAGTTTCTTTGCTATCAAAAGGTAACCCTTTGGATTGCAACAAAGAGTGCCAACCAAGAACACCAAGGCCAAGTGCTCTTTGTCTGGTTGCAAAGTTATATGCTTTTTCTAAATAAAAAAATGCGCGTTTACCCTCTAAAGTTCCATTGTGTCTCAGTGAATCAATTTTTTGTATAAATTCTGTAACTACTGCATCAAGGAAGTACACCATGGTTTCAACCGCATCTGTATCTTTCCATTCCTCATAATGAAGAAGGTTCATCGAAGATAAAACACAAACAAAAGATTCTTCTTCAGAGTTATGTAGTGCAATCTCGGAACAAAGATTAGAATTATAAATCTTCATACCCTTTTCCTGGTAAACTTCCGGTGCTTTGTCATTCATAGTGTCAGAGAACATGATATATGGGTAACCAATTTCTCCTCTGCGTTGAATGACTTTAGCCCAAACAGCTCTCTTTTTTTTGTCACCAGCAATCATTTCTTCCATAAATTGGTTTGTCACCGTTACAGCATGAGTTAATTCTTGAATTGGAAATCCTTCAGTGCCAATCTCTAGGAACTCCATAATGTCTGGATGTTCCACAGGAAGATAAGGTGAAAATCTTCCTCTACGAGTTGAACCCTGTGATATATTGTCCACCACACTTTGAAATAAATTCATGAAATGCACGGAACCTGGAGCGTGTCCATTGTCAGTAATTGTGGCTCCACGACCTCTAATATTACCAAAGTAACCCGAGGTGCCTCCACCCATTTTACTCATTTCACCAACCTCTGCTTGAGTGTATAAAATTGACTCAATATTATCACCAACATTTGAACCAAAACAACTGACGGGTAACCCACGTACTTTACCAAAGTTTGCCCACACAGGAGAAGATAATGAATACCATCCTTTCCCCATATAATCATAGAACTTTTTAGCAAATCCATCAATTCCTAATAGTTTTTCTGCATGTTCCGCAATTGTTTTAATTCTTTCGATTGGTTCTTCACCCTCGCTCAAATATCCTCTCTGAAGGAATGTAATTGACTCATCATTAATCCAGTCAAAAGGTTCTCTATTTTCCATATTGTTATTGTCGTTGTTTTTTAATTAAAATAAATCGTTGAGTGTTATAGATTTTGATTTTTTACTATAATTAATACTGCGTTTGTTGAAGAAGTCAGTATGTTTTGTGGTTAGAATTTCATCATCGAACCATTCAGTTGTTAGAAGAAGATTTTCATTAATCTGAAAAACGTTCTCTATATTAATGGAATTCAAAGAAACATTAAACCGGTGTTTGATGAATTCAATTGTTTGTGCTTTGGTTAAAAAATCCAAATCGCCTTTTTCAAAAATCCATTCAACAATTTCTGATTCAGCCTCAAAAGCTTCTTTAGTTGCAGCAATTAAATCTTCAATTAACTCGGGTGTCCACCACTTTGGGTTTTCTTTTTTTATGAGATTTACCAAATCAAAACCAAATTCAGCATGTATATTTTCTTCTTTTGATGTTGCCTCAACAGCGTTACTAATTCCTTTTAAAACATTTTTGTGTTTGTTAAAAGACATAATCACCAAAAATTGAGAGAAAAGTGAAACATTTTCAACGAACATTGAAAACAAAACAACTGACTCAAAGTAGTCTTGGTTTTCCACTGCTTTTGAATTTGATATTGATTTTTCCAAATATTTAATTCGTCTACGAATTGCCGGTACTTCAAGTAAATTTTCAAATTCGTTATTGAAACCCAACAACTGCAACAGGTGAGAATATGCATCAGCATGTCTTACCTCAGATTCAGCAAACGTTGCACCAACACTTCCGATTTCTGGTTTAGGAAGTCTTTTATAAATGTCACCCCAAAAAGTTTTCACAGCAATTTCAATTTGCGAAATTGCTAACATTGCTCGTTGCACTGCCGTTTTTTCTTTCTCATCGAGATGGACCATAAAATCTTGAATATCCGAAGTAAAATTAAATTCAGTATGAACCCAATACGAATGACGTATCGCATCAACGTATTCTAAAAGTGCTGGATATTCATATGGTTTTAAGTTAGTTCTCTTCATGAAAATATTTGGTTGATGTTTTGAACGATAAATAATATATTCTTTAGCCACATCATTCAAACCATTATCCATTAATTTGTTTTCCACCATGTCATGAATTTCATCAACATGGGGAGTCCCAATCTTATTATTCCTAAAAATCCCCTTTTTTGTTATTCTAGCAATTTTTTCAGCCATTTCAAGGTCAACCTTATCAACTGATTGCATTGCATTAAGAATAGCATTTTTTATTTTATCCTCTTCGAAAGGAACTTTATCACCACTTCGTTTAATAACGAAACGTGGTTCGGTGGAATTAACAATATCAATTGTATTCATTTGTTTTAGATTTAAGTTTTAATGGCTTAATTAGATGGGACTAATAGTTTGCTCTCTGACCTTACGTTTTTCCATAAGCTCTTTGACTCTATCACTCTTACGTTGTTCCTGTTGTTCTTCGAACCCTAAGAAAGTAACTGAAGATTCAGTATCAATAAGCAACAACTCATTGTCAAACTTACAGTTTTCAAAAACAACACCATCTTGACCCAATCGGGATTTAGTAATTGCAATTGTTGCAAGCTTCATTTCTTTTTGTTGAAGCGTTTTTGCCACAGAAATAATTACGTGTCCTACTTGAGCTTTCTTGATAGAACCTCCCATTTGGTCTGTAGTAACAACCTCTGAAGAAATTGATGAACGATTACCTTGAGTTGCAGTCCAACCAGCGATTCCAAGTTCATGACACATCGCTTCAAAATGTCGCATAACAGAACCTTCAGCTTTCCATTCATCGTTTTTAGTATTTTCTGGTACAACACAATCAATATAGTCCAAGGTAATCATATCAATCTTAGTACCATCGGCAATCATTTTACGTACTTGATTTTTGATTTGTGCCATAGTCATAGTATCTGATGGAAGTTTTTTCAAAATCAACTTGTTGGGCATTGTGTTTTGAATTTCGGTTATTTTTTCTATAACCTCTTCCCTGCGGGGCGATAGATTATCTGGTTCGATTCCTGTCCAAATAGTAAAATGTTTCCGTTGAATAATCTTGGGGTTGTCTTCGAAAAAAATCTGCAAAACATTATATCCCATACTAAATGCTGAATTTGCAATTTTAGTCATT